GCTTACTTGTTCCCCCGTGCTCTTGACCGAATGTATACCTATATGGATGTCAAGAAGTATTTTCGCACAATGTTGTACTCTCCGTATCATCCTTTGCCTTTTAGTTTACCGCCCGAGTCCTCTTCCGGTCCTCGACCGGGTAACCGCGTTAAGCTAAAAGCTGGTACTGATGGTGTTCCTTTCGCGAGAGTTTACTGCTATCAGGGTCGTAAACTCGAGTTGACTTCGTACGCTAAGAAGTCATTTGGTGTGATGATGGCCGACGCTATGGCTGGTCATGAGCCTAAGATGCGAGACGCCGGCTTTACTATGGCTGCTAAAGCTGAACCTAATAATCGCCATGGTCGATACGGTTCTAAAGAGAATTCTGCTGCATTCGATAAGTTTAGATTTTTCACTATCGGATTTATGACTGGGTTATGTGCAGAACAACACCTATTCAAGCTTCGGTCTCGTTTGGAAAGAGGTAAAATGATCAAAATCGGTCTTCGGTGGTGGCATGGCGGTGCTCAGAAGTACTATTATCAAATGCAAGGTGATGATCCCTACATGCGTTTCTTTGACGGGGATTTTAAAAACTTCGACATGCGTATCCATCGAATTCTGATGGAATTGTATTGCATTTGTGGTGGAATTTATTTTGACTTCTCGCGAAACCGCCCAGAAGACCGTGCATACAAGCTTCTTCTTAAAGCTACGATCAAGTGGCTAACCCAACGCCTAACGCACATGTTCGGTGATATTTGGAAGATGATTATTGGTTGTATGCCTTCTGGTGCGTGGGACACCTCCCACGGTGATTCTTGGATTTGTGGGTTTTTGTTCTGGCTGTTTTTTGAGCTTCAATTTGAACTTAACCCGCACCGGCGTGTTAACATGAACTATTATTTTGCTAATGGCAAAGTGCATTTTTGCTGTTATGGTGATGATCATAATGGTAGTTCTCACGTTGGAATTGTTGAGTTGATAAATGAAACTTCTTTTGCAAAATTTGTTGCTCGAATCTTTGGTATGGAAATCCAAGAGATTCGCAATAATGTTGAATTTCTTTCTGAGCCTGATTTTGGCGGTGGTCTTCGATCACGTGGAATGGTGTTTTTGCAGCGCTATTTCATTCGACGTCCTAAACATTTCCCAGACACCACTGCTCACATTCTACCGTATCGGCCAATTACCAAGTATTATTGGAAGCTTCCTTTCTGTGCCAATGGTGTTAGAACTGGCATGGACTTTCTTCTTGCTTGTTGCGG